GGATGAATCAAACTGGCGAACTGTTAGCTATCTACCACACTTTTATGGTGCAACAGAACATGCAGGTGGTAATGTCGGTACAGGAAACTTTCTAGGTAACAGACACACATACGGTATGTGGATGACCCCACCAGATGTGGGTACTAGAGTATTTTGTTTCTTTGCAAACGGTGATCCAAATCAAGGGTACTATTCAGGGTGTGTACCTGATCCAGGACTAGGACATATGATTCCGGCTATTGCCGCAAGTTCAAAATATGATAAAACTGATGCCTCTACTGGAAGTTTTTATAATGCAGTTGGAAAATTACCAGTTACTGAAATTAACGGTGAAAATCCAGCAGTGTTTGAAGACAGTAGATTCTGGGATAAAGACAAGCCTATACACTCGTATCAAGCATATGCAATTTTCCAACAAGGACTTATTAATGATTCAGTCAGAGGACCGATAACATCAAGTAGTCAACGTGAATCTCCATCAAATGTATTTGGAATTTCTACACCTGGTAAACCTGTTTATGCAGGCGGAATGACTGACACTGATATCAAAAGTAAATTAGAAAAAGGTGAAATAACAAACGAGCAAGCTAAAGTAACTGGTCGCCGTGGTGGACACACGCTTGTTATGGACGACGGTGATCTCGAAGGTAACGATCAGTTAATACGGATTAGAACTAGTAAAGGTCATCAAATCACAATGAGTGATGATGGCAACTGTTTCTATATTACACATGCCAATGGACAGTCGTGGTTAGAGTTCGGTGCTCAAGGAACTGTAGATGTATTTTCAACAAACTCAGTTAATGTAAGAACACAAGGTACTATTAATTTACACGCTGACAAAGATATTAACATGTACGCTGGAAATAAGATTAACATGTTAAGTAAACAACAATTAAACTTAGAATCAACGCATATTAATCTTAGAGCAGAAACAGAATTAAAAGCATATAGTAAATTAAAAATAAGCGTTAGGTCAGATCAGACATTGGCACTAGACGCAGGTAAAGTTGGAAGTTTTGATGGCGGAAACAACCTTGCTCTTACAGGAGGATGTGTTGCTCTAAACTCAGGCGGCAGTATTCCAGTATCACCAGTTACAGCAATACCAAAAAATAAAGTTAGTGATAGTGTGTTTAATAACAACACTGGTTGGGAAAGCCAAGCTAATAAATTAGAAACTATTAATACTAGGGTACCTACACATGAACCGTGGCCGTTCCATAACTTAGGTGTTTCTAATTCTGTAAACTTTGCAGGAGCCAAAGAAACGGTATTACCTGTAGCAACTCAGACAGCATTAACTGCTGTGTCATTAATTACACCTAACGGTATTGCACTTAACGACTTTACGGCTATTAACAGAGCAACAACAGAAGTTGAAACCCTAAACACTGATCAAGTTACTGGTATTATGGGACAACTATCTAAAGATACTGCTCAACGATTTAATGAATTTAGTGTTAGTAAAGGAATAGGACAGTTTGGGATATCTGCAGAACAATTAGAGTCAGCTGGATACCTAACACCTGGAACAGGTGACCGTTTCCTAACAGACCCATCAAGCACAACAACTGACATTTACGGAAATACTAAAACACAGCTTGAAAAAGTACTATCTAGTACCACAGTGTGGACAAACAAGGGCGGTGTTTCAGATTTAACATCATTCCTAAATAATGCATCACTGCAAGAAGACGCAGTGCAGAATGTATTCACAACTAACATCAGCCAGCTTAGAGCAAGTGGAGTAGTTAAAGGTACAGAAAGTCCTACAGATCTAGGTGCATTATTAAATGCGTCTGTTACTTACGGTGTTAATAACACTGTGAAATGGGCTAAAGGACTTGACCTTCCAACAGCAACAGCAAATGGTATTAAACAAACAGCCAGAAATGCACAATATGCTATAGAATTTGTAGATGAAAAAATAACACCTGATCTAAGTGGATTCGGCAGTCCAGGTGGCTATTCAGGAACAACAGATAGGTCTGGTGTAGATGCGGCCGGCAATGCGTTAATTAATAATGATAAGATACCTAAACCGAAATATTAAGTGAATAAATACTAGCATGGCAACATACTTTGGATTTTCTACAATTGATAACAGCAAAAAGTTTAGGCTAGTTGATTACGAACTAGTTAAACGTGATGTGCTGAATAGCCTCTTAATTAAACAAGGTGAGAAGTTAGGTAACCCTAGTTACGGTACTAATGTATGGGGATTAATCTTTGAACCACAAACTGATTCAACAATGAAAGATTTAGAACATGAAATGCGTAGAACAGTTGAACAAGATCCTAGAGTTAAAGTAGATGATCTACAGGTATATCCACAACAAAATGGGGTACTAGTAGAACTATTTGTTACAGTACTTCCTACAACAGAAAAACAAAGACTAAGCCTTTTCTTTAATCAAGAAACTCAATCCGCCGCCATAGTATAATAATATACGCAGTTATTTAAAGTGATAAATACTTGATAACAACGAGATTACTATGGCTAAAACTACAAGACAAACAGCAATATTTGGAGCAGAGGATTGGAAAAGACTGTACAAGACTTTCCGTGAAGCTGATCTTCAGAGTTACGATTTTGAAACCCTACGAAAAAGTTTCGTCGATTATCTTCGACTATATTATCCAGAAACATACAATGACTACACAGAGTCAAGTGAATTTATTGCACTGTTAGATTTAATGGCCTTTATGGGTCAGGGCCTTGCATTTAGAAATGATTTAAATGCTCGCGAAAACTTTATTGACACAGCAGAACGTAGAGACTCAGTAGTTAAACTAGCAAACCTAGTTGGCTATAGTCCAAAGCGTAACGAAGCAGGACAAGGATACTTAAAAGTATTAGGAGTGTCAACAACAGAATCAGTTACTGACGTTAATGGGTTTAATCTGTCAGGTATCAAAGTAAATTGGAATGACTCAACAAATCCTGACTGGTACGAACAACTTACATCAATAGTAAATGCTGTTGTATCAGACAGCCAGAGGGTAGGTCGACCAGGAAACACACAAGATATATTAGGTGTAACCACAGACGAATATGAATTAAATGTTGTATCAGGCTTTTTGCCTGTAGTTCCGTTTGATGGAACAGTAGATGGCACAGGTATGTCGTTTGAGGTTGTGTCAGCAACGTCAGCAAATAAAACTTACATTTATGAACCAGCTCCACAGCCAAATAGCCCAATGACTATGTTATATAGAAATGACAAGTTAGGTTACGGTTCAGCAAACACAGGATTTTTCTTTTACTTTAAACAAGGTGGACTAATAAGTCAAGACTTTGCATTGTCAGAAAGAATATCTAATAGAACCGTTGATATTAATCTTGAAGGCATTAACAATAATGACGTATGGGTATATGAAGTTACTAACACTACCACGTTAACAGAATGGACCAAAGTAGAAAGTATATACGGAGTAGGTGCTACTCCAGTAACTAACGGACAACAGCGTACTGTGTATTCAGTAACTGCTGGAATAAATGATCAAGTTCATTTACGATTTGGCGATGGTGTATTTGCTAAAGTCCCAGTTGGAACATATAGGACTTATGTAAGACAGTCAAACGGTTTAGATTACATTATTAATCCTGATGAATTACAGAATATTACAATATCAATACCTTATATTAGTCGTAATGGACGGAATGAAACAGCAAGTTTTGTATTAGGATTACAGCAACCTGTAACTAATGCTAAACAAAGAGATTCAATTGATGATATTAAAACACGTGCACCAGCAAGATTCTATACACAGAACAGAATGGTTAATGGCGAAGACTATAATAACTTTCCATACACACAATTTACATCAATATTAAAATCTAAAGCACTTGGCCGATCAAGTATTGGTATTAATAGACAGCTAGATTTATTAGACCCTACAGGCAAATATTCATCAACTAATGCTTTTGCCAGTGACGGTATGTTCTATAGAGACTATACTACACCTAACTTTACATTTACATTTGTTGATACAAATGATATTGCATCAGTTATAACTAATCAATTAGAATCAACTATTGCGTCAAGACCAATGGTACATTTCTACAATGATAAATTTAACAGACCTAGTTATACATCAACAGATATTTTATGGCAACAAAGTACAGCATCAACTAATTCTAGCTCAGGCTACTTTAAGAATGCGGCAGGTAATCCAGTAACTGTTGGACCAATTAGTACAGGCAATACTGGACACATTGAACAAGGTGGACTAGTTAAAATAGAACCACCATCAGGCTACTTCTTTGACACAAATAACAGATTAAAAGCAGGAACACCAACAGGTGCTAATGAG